GCGACGTCCTCTCGGAACTCAGCGTCCGGGCACCCCGGCGAAACGCCGAAGAGCTGGCTGAGATCGCGGCGCTGGCCGCCGAAGCGGCGCGGCGTCTGGATCGCATCGCGTGGAAGCTGTGATGGATCGCGAAGAAGTAGTTAGCCGCCTCAGCGATCTTGCAACGCATCTCCGCTGGGTGGCTGACGAGACTGAGGCTGATTTCCCCGAAGCGGCGGCTAGCGGCCGTCGGGACGCGGATGCGGTTGATCTGGCGATCGACGCGATTCTAGGCGTCAACGCTACGGACACAGGCGACGCGGGCTAAAGCGTCGTAGCCGCTTTCAAGCGCCGGCTGGACGGCGTTTCTGACGGCCGCCTCTACCCGCTGTTGGCACTCCCGTTCGGTAGCGAAAACGGCCTCCGGCATCATGGCGCACTGAACAGTCTCGGGCTTATCGCGCTCCCAAAGGCACACCTGCACAACAGAAACGAAATACGGACGGTCCTGAAGCCGATACGGGCGGCGCTCCTGGCTTGAGGCTAGGAAAGGCGCAAAAGCCGCAAGCGAGGCCGCAATAGCGATTACGACGAGGCGGCGCATTACTGGGGGCCTCCGCTTTGGGAAAAAAGCGCCTTGAACCCCAGCCAAAGCATCGTACCGAGCGCCGTGCAGCTAGTGCCGATGAAGATACTCAGGATGGCGAACCGGGATGCTTTCGAGCCTTCCCGCAGGGCGCGTAAATAGGCGAAGTCCTTTTGAGCGGAGAGCACGTTAGAGGCGTCGGACGTGTCCAGGCCCATTGTGAGCAGGGTCCGGCGTACCGTCGCATCGACGATTTCCTCAATCTCCTCATGCGTTAAGGTTACGGGGTCTTTATCGGCCATTGCGCAATCTTTCCGCCTCTTCAGGGCACAACGCCGCGAATACGGCGTTGTGGGCTTTCACGTCTTTGATGGTTTGGTCGGTATCCCGCACGCTCCACGGGATCGGCCGGAACTGAGTGCAATACGCCCGGTCAATCGGGTCTGCGCCATCCGTCATCGTCGCGCAGCCGTTCAGGATCAGCATTGGAGCGATCAGCCCGAGCCCGAGCCTCAGACGCAGTTTCATGGATTTCCGCTGCACGTTCTTGGCCTTTCATTTCTGCTTCCCGTTTCGCTTCCCGCTTGCCTTTCCGCTCCCCCAGGAATCGCCCGGTGACGAACAGGAAAACCGCAGCCCCAATCGCTGCGCCGGCCCATTTGAGCCATTTGACCATCGTGAACATTACTCGCCTTTCCCCGGCGCCGTCTTGGTCAGGACGCGCAGTACGGCCACGCCAACGGCTATGGCGGTCAGCCAAGGGCCGGCGTTCTCGCCCGTAATTAGATCGGTCCACTGCGTCGTTTCCAGGACGCCTAGCACGGCGAGGCCGGCGGCGTAGAGGAAAGTGCGGAAGCCTTTGAGGTTCAGTTTAATGTTCATGGGGTGTTCTCCTCAACGAGATATAGGTTGAACCAGCGCTTGATTCAGGGGGAGGTACGGAGCTTCCGCAATGCCCGGCTCGGTTGCCCGCACCACTTCGACGCCTACCCCCTTAAGCATCGAGATCGACCGTTTGAGGGCGGGGATGAACTTGCTTTGGTAATTGTCCGTTAAGGTTACCCGCTTATGAAGGTTGTGCCATTGCGTGGCGCCGTCCGGCGCCGGCCGCATGTCGAAGCCGAAGAGAACAATCCGCCTGGCGCCTAAATGATAGGCAAGGTTGATCGCCTGATTCCCACTATCCCATCCGTATACCCGGCAGGGGTCGAACGAAAAGTCGTTCCGATCGCGCCACAGGCGCAGGAGGCGGGCCTCGTTGGTTGTCGTAGTGTCGCTGGTCGCCGTCGAGATGAGCCGGTCCTCGGGCCATCTGGCGAGCACGTCGGCCTTGTTCCACTGCCACCACTGCGCGTCTGCGAAGTGTAGGAGCTGCGCCCACGGGGCGATCAGGTAGGAGTTGTTGATCGCGATCGTCTTAAACCCCTGCGTCGGGGTAAGGTCGAAACCGCGCAGGGACGGACCGCCGCCGATCAGGCACACCGTTTCCCCGTTCCACATTTGTTCCACTTTCCACGCGCGAATCCCCCTCTCGGCGTGTGGATTATGGTCTGGCGGCACAAGCTTTAGCCCCGTGACCGGATGTCGATCAAGCACTTTCGGTCGCTTGCGCGTTGTTTGCGTGACGGGGCGCTGTCGCAGACCCTCCTCGATTCGGCGCTGCGCTTTTTCGGCTTTCCGCTGCCGCCAGGGCTTGCCGTCTTTCAAGACGCACCCCCGATAAGCGAGAAAACGCAGGCGCCGATCCAAGCGCCCGAGAACCACTCCGCAGCGGCAAGACGATCAACGCCTAGACGGTCCAGCGTCGTAGACGGAATAGTAATACGGTAAATAACCGCAATCCCGAAAGCCTGCGCGATCATGAGCGCAACGCCGAACCCACCCGCGATCCAATAGGCCGGGAACAGAAGCCCGCGCGCGAACATAACGAGGAAGTCTCGCTCGGGCGTGTGAGCAATCACCCCGGCGTCTTCCGCACCGTACCAGCCGGGCGTCCGCCAAAGCAAAAACGATCCGGCGATGATCAGGGCTTGCCACGTCCCGAGATACAGCATCAGGCACACGGCGAGGGCGATCGATGCGTACCACACCGGACGCCCGCGCCAGTGCTTTTGCCACCACCAACGCCCGCCGCTGAAAAGATTCAAGAAGGCGAAAACGTAGAGAAAGAATAAAGCTTCGATCATTGATTCTGCGCCCTTCCGGGGTTTCGTGTCACGGCGGCGGGCCGCCCCAAGCGTAGCCCCAGGAAAGCCCCCAACCGAACAGACCGATTTGTACAGGAAGTTCGTAGTATTGCAAACTCTCTTCGCCGCTCAAGACAGAAGAGACGCGCACCAGCAAGATCGACTCGCCTGCATACGCCGACACCGCCAAGGTTAACGAAGAGCCCGAGAGGCCGGCGTCTTCCGAAAGCTCGGTCGTGCCCGTAGAATCGAACACGCGAACGGTCGTGGTTTGGCCGGCGGGCGGCGTTACGGCGTCGTCGTTCCAGCGGATAACGACGTTGTCCTCAAGCTCGTGGTTCCGTGTATTCCAAGTGATGTCGAGATTGGCTGCGCTTGTTGCGTCTACCAGGCCGAACCCCGTGCCGTTGATCCGCACCTTGCCGGGACGGTTCGGTTTGCTGGCCCGATTGGTGAGCGTCACCGAGTCTACGGGGGTCGCGCCTAGGTCGAGCACACCCCGACTGGTTCGCGTCGCTAGTTTGTAGTTGACCGCCTCGGTCTCGGAGCGCGGGGTCTGATCGATAAACGCGGTGTCCGGTTCGAAGAAGAATGCGCTGGTCCCGGCGGGCCACGCGCGAGGCACTGTGTCGAAGCACCCGCGCTCTATGGTGTAAGCCCCGTTGCTATCGACGCCCGTGAATTGGCAAATCTCCTGCGTTTCTTCGTCCTCTCCGCCGAGAAGCACGAAACCCTCATAGGCCGGGCCGATGCCGCCGGCCGTCTGCACGAAGGACACTTCGCTTTCGGCTTCCTGATCGAGCGCCTCTACGGTGACGGCGTGCGTCAGGATTTGGCGGCTGCCGGCGATTTGATATTCCAGCGCACCGCTAGCGCTCAAACCTTCGACGTAAAGTTCGTAGCCTATCGTATCCCCGTTCTCTGACGCGGCCAAAATCGTGGTGTAGGCGTCCCCGTCCTCAACCGTGAGGTCTAGCTGGTTCAGAAAGTAGCGAGGCGTGCTGAAGAGCGCGCTGTAATCAATCGGGTCCGGGTCTGTACGAGGATCGATGAAGAGCGAGTTCGGGGGCGCGATCGTGGACGACACCGAGAAAGAGTATATATCTTCCAACAGCTCAAGCGTAATCTCGGGCGAAGTCGTGGTGCCGTTGTTCACGCGCATGACCCGGAATACGACTTCGTCCAGGCTGTAGCGCTGGTTCGTGACCCGCACGACTGATCCAGGATTTATGTTCCACTGCCGGCGATCCGTCGTCATTTTGATCGACGCGAGAGGCGCCGAAGCTTGGCGCAAGTCTCGGGCGCAGATTCGCGCCGCCAGTTCGCCGTTTCGAACGCCTTCGTACTCCCGCGTTTCAGAGACCACGCCGCCTTGGATAATCACGTTCGCTAGGTCTTGGTAACTTACGCTATCGAAATCCTCAAATTCGGGATTGAGCCACTTGACTTCGATTTCGTTGATCGTCTCGCTCAGGCTACGGCGCTGAAATTCCAAAAGGGTAGCGTTGCTTTCGTCAAGCAGCGGCAACTCCGAAGCCGTATAGTCGTCTCGTAGAAGTTTCAGGTTGACGAGGCCCGTCTTCGGATCGACGAAAACGAACGCCGAAATATGCTCGCAGACTTGGACGATGAAATCTTCGATCGTGGTCTGCCCCGTCCAGTGCAGCGAAAGGCCGAAAGACTCATTGAACAGGGTCTCGGCGGCTGCGCGGAAACTCGTAACATCGATTAGCGACGCGGGCATGGCGATGCCCCAGTCGCTATTCGTGATGCACTCGTAGATTATATGCGCGGGGTTGGCCTCCGTGCCATCAATAACTGCGAACTCGGATTGCAGGTTTGCGGCGACAGGTCGGCGGAACACTGTGGCCCACAGCGTTTTAATGTACGGAACGTTGTGTGAGATCACAGCACCTTTGCCGGATGGCGGTCGGAAGAACCGCTGAAACAGCGTCGGCAGAAAACCCGCGTTTGATTCCTCGGCGGGCAGGGCTGTGGAATCACCGGGATCGTCGGCGGATACAAGCGCGAAAGTTGTAGTTCCGCGAAACGCAGGACATTCTTCGCTTGTGCGGCCGAAACGCGCGGCCAAGTCTTGCGGGATAACTTGCCCTCCCGCCCCGTCCATGAAATAGGCAAGCGCGACAAGCCCGCCCTCTTTCTTCTCGCCGCCGAAAAGCTCGGGCTGTCTAATGTACGCATACGACAAACCGGAGGCGGAACCCTCCCACGCCAGCTTTTCGCCGAACCATAGTTTCTTGATGACCGCCGGCCCCGCGCACACACCCATGTGCACGGATAGCCGGTATTCGGTCACTTCTTGTTTGGCGCTAGGCGTTCCCATTTCGAGCCTTCAATATGCGTAACACGTATGCGTCTTCTTGAGCCAGCGCAGGGTCAATGCCGTCGCGTAGCACTTCCTTGAACGACAGCCCGCGAAGCTCGCACCAGCGACGAATTCCGCGCGGGCAGTAACCTGCGTTGCGGGCCTCGCTGACGGTGATTCGGTCAGGCTTCAACTTCATAGGTCCGCTGGGACTTGTCGCCGAACCACAGCATTTGCAGTTCTTTCACGGTCACGGTTCCGAACACGACGCCGATCTTTCGACCTCGCTCAATCGTGGGACTTTCCAGCTCGGCCGGCGTCACGTCTGATCCAGGCGGGCGCGGTGCGATCAGGTACGAAAGTACAAGCAGGCCAACAGAGATGGCGACTTGAGCGATGATCGGTAGCGGCATGATCGTACCTCAATAATAGATGGAGCTGGACGAAGCGACAGGCTGATCGCCCGGCATGAAGGGCTGGCCGCCGTAGTTCAGGATATTATTGTGAATGTCTTTGCAGTCGTCAACTTGGTGATTGCAGCCGATCGACAACTTCACCGACTGGCCGGCGATAAGCCCGGACGTGTCGCCGTTGAGCACAAGCCGGGTACTGGTTACGGAAAGGATCGTGCGCAGCACGACGCCGTTCGGCCCTTGCCACTCCACCAGCCCACCAACGAACTTCGCCTTCGTTTCCTCGGGCGAAACCCACGAGGCGGGGAGATCGATGTACCCGGCCCCGAGAGCGCTGGGGACGACGCTGAAGCTATTCGCCTCGCGCGAGGCTTTACACTGCGCCCCGTAGAGTACGTGCGGACACATGACCATCCACGAACGGCGCAGGCCGGGGCGCCGGAACGCCGACGAAAGCGGCTCGCACGACAATTGCGCAGTGTTGTCGTCAGGGTCGAACTTGGCCGACAGGACGCGGCCAGTCCAGAGAACCCGCCAGTCTGGCGTCTCTTCGGACAAGTGGCCGCGATACACGGTCAGAGCGACGTTGTATGAGGGCGGGAAACCCCGGAAGAGCGCGGCGATTTCGTTGGTGTCCGCCATAGTGATTTCGAGCGTTTGTTGGTCCAACTGCGAGCTTTGCGTAATCTCCGGCAGAGAGATTGATCTCGGGACGTAATTGACGCCGTCGTAGACTTGCGACTGTTCGGCGTCGGTGCAGCCGAACCGCGCAAGCGCGTTCTCGCCGTAGCGAAACAGGAATAGGTTCGCCGGGGAGCCGTGGTAGCGGCTAGTTTCTCTTTGCTCAAAAGACATAGTCAGGCCGTTGAAGAGTTGCTGTCTTCGATGTCGCTGCCCTGGTCGTCAGGAAGCGTCTCGAAGGTAAGGGACGTAGAACACTTAGTTTGCGTTAGCCACTCGGCGACGAGATTATCGCTGGAAAGCCGACACAGATGGAACCATTCGAGGCCGACGATGTCAACCAAGGGGCGGGTCGCGTCGAACGGTTCGGCGAACGTGATGATGGTTTTGCCAAGGTTCCCGCCCGTGCCCAACACGATGCTTGAGATGCGCTTATAGATCGTCTCGTCGGTGAATTCGATCTTCAACATACCGCGCGTGCGGACTTCGAAATAGTAGGCGCCGAAAAGCGTGCCTTCGACAACAAGCGTACTCTGCCCGAGCGTAACCCCGCTCGCCGCGACCGGGTCTTCATCCCGCCAATCCGGGATGTAGAATTCGCCGAGCCGCCCCTTCATTCGGTAGAAGAAATGGCGCACCTGCTCAAACTCTGCGTGAGAGCGACAAGTGTAGTTGAAGCGCCAGCGGGACCGCATGTGATCGATCGAATAGCCACGATCAACGCGGCCGTAACCGGCGTCCACGAATGTCGTCGGCCAAATCATTTCGATCGGAACACCCGACACCCAGTTCGGTTCTTTTCGCCACACTTCTCGGCCGTCGATAAACTCCGTCGCGGCCGGAATCGTTTCGATCGGTTCCTCGCCGGGGACCGCAGTGAAGTCCATCGGGGCTTGCGTAAGATACCGGGAGGGGGCTGCAACGCTGATCGAATCTTGCGGCCAGCTACGAATAGCCGGATGAATGCGCGTGCCGGCGGGCCACGCCGTTGCGTCGCCGGTCGTGAATTCCAAAACGTTATAATCGCTGGTGCTGTTGCTGTTCTCCGGGAGATCGGAGATGCGACGTAGGGCCACGCGGCGCCCATGGCGCAGTACGACATAGTTCAAGCGCTGCGCCCACCACGGCGGCGTTTGGTCGATCGCCACGGTATCGTCCAGCGAATTCATGTCTTCGGTCGTCGTGACGTAGCGCGAGAATTCAGGCACCATGAAGGTGCCCTTCTGATTCGCCGTCATGATCTGTTGCAGCAACAAGCTGTCTTCCAGATTCATAAGCAGTGACGCCATCTCGATGCGTTTGCGCGGTGTCTGTCGATTAGCGCGTCGCTGTTCGCTCCCGTTCGCGCTGACGATGATCCCGGTTTGGAATTCATAGGAGACCACGAACGACGAATTCCAGTTGTGCACGAACGGGTAGATGTCGAAGTTGAAGTCTGGCGAACGGTTGCCGGAGATAGGCAGCTCGGCGACAAGAGCCGGGTTGTCGTCGGTCGTGAAAGTGAAGAGCCCGGTCTCGGAAAGCGTTTGCTCCGTCGTGAAGAACGCCGTTGCGTTGTACTCGCGCGCCTGTAGGTGCTGGTACGTCGTGGGAGTCGCCGGACCTAGAATTCCGACTTCAGCCGTGTCCGTAGTGGTGAAGTTCGTCAGGATGACCGGATCGAGAAAGGCGTTCCACACGAGGAACGTTTGCGTCTCTTGCTCGGCCATCGTGCCGAACTGCAAAGGGTTCGGCAAAAAGTAGATGCGATTGTAGAAGTCGTGCACGAACGAAAACAGATAGTAGCTCGGGACGAACGATTGCTGATTCGTCTGTTGCTCCAAGACGTGCTGGAAACGCCCGAAACCCAGGTCGCGGCCGTCCTCCGCCGTAATCCGATTCTGGACTAGGGCTTCGTTGATCCCGCCTTCGCTGTTGATCGCGAAGGTTTCGAGGAGGCCGTACCGAACGCCGGGCATTAGCTGTTGCTGTCCTCTTCGCCTGTTCTGTAGGCATAGCCGACCCAGTGGCTACTCAAGCTCACGGGATACGACGACGCGCTGCTCTTGGTCATGTTCTTCGAGAGCTGCCGCGAGAGGGCGGGAAACACGAACCACTCGAAGCCGCCGACGATGATCTCTTGCTTCGGCGACAAGTCTTGCATGTTGACTGCGCGGATTCCAGCCGGGCGGCCGATTGGAATGAAAGACGAATCGCCGATCAACTGCTCCGTTGCGTAAAGATTGATCGGCACAAGAATGTTGGAACCAGCGAAGGGCGCTCGCGCTCTCGCGAGATACCCGTCATTGATACTGTCGTTGAACCCGCCTATGACCGCCTCGTTGCCCATGTTGCTCAACGGGGCGGTGCTGATCGGGCCGAGGAATTTGCGCCACGGAACGTCGTTAGAGCCGGCGTCGGCGTAAACGCCGCCAGAAAAGGCGGCGCTCTTGAAGGAGGAACGCGCACTGAAAAGATATTTCATTCTCGTCGTCGAGTTGTACGCCGTCGTGCCCGTGATGGTACCGGGGCCGTCGCTAGCGCTGATCACTTCGCCGCCTTCGTAGTCGCCGATCTTCTCCATGTTGCCGATATACATATGCCGGTAAATGTCGCCGGGATATTCGACGACGATGCCGATGTACGGCGCCGGCGATAAATCGCCGAAGAGATGCACGAAAGACGGCACAAGAACAGCGGCGGCCGTTTGGGCGGGGTCAGTAATTGGTGAGAAGAAATCGCAACCCGACGTAATGATTGTGTCGAGCAAACTGTTGCTCGTGTAGTCGTACATTTCCAGGAAGAGACGGTGCGTAAGACCCGCCGCCGACGCTTGCAGTCGCCAGCGGATCGGATCGCTCTCGTAGAACAGCGTGTTCGAGATGCTGTTTGAGTTGGGCGTGGGATTCCAGATAATCGGCTGAGACGGCGTAGAAAGGTCTACGCTGAAACCGATCGTCTGTGCAAACGTCCCGACCAGGGCCGGGATATCCGTGATGGCGCTTACGGCGTGAAGTTCGTAGCTCATGGCGAATTGCTATCCTCGACGAGAAGGCTGTTGCTGTTTTCGGGGAACACTTCAACCGCAAACCACGAGTCGATCGCGGTGCGGAAAGCGTTTGAGAAGACGACGTGGACGCGATCGTCTACAGAGATCAAGTTCTCCGGGCTCTGCCCCCGGCCGGTGACTTGATAGACGCCGTCGAGAACGCCGAGCGCTTGATCGGCTGGATTGAATTGATTGAGCGAGATCGGCGCGAGGGCGAAGCCCCCGCCGTAAGTCTCGACGACGCGAGCCGCGACGGACTTGTATCCGTACCCGCCGCTATCCGCGTCTTGAACCAAGCTCTCGCCGAGGCCTAGCCCGGTGCCGAAATAGTTCGGCCCGAGCGCGACGTTTGCCGTAGCGCGATCGGCAGCGCAGCGCAGCCAGTCGCCTTGCGGCGACAAAAGCCATGCGCTCGTTTCCCAGCCCGTCGCAGCTTCGCTGTAAGATGCGAACGGGAAAAGCGAATGCTTCGTGGTAACGTCGCGCCAGTCCGCCGCTTCCGTAGGGCCGCCGTCTCCGGCCGCCGCGCCGATAAACAGCGGATAGGAGTATTGTGTGAGCGTTCCATAGGCGAGGAAGAAGCCAGCGTACAACGCTTGATAGATCGTGCCGACTTTGATGACAACGATGAACCGGCGCCCCGAAGCGACGAACCAATAGTTCATCGGAGTAGTCTTCGAGAACATCTTCACCGCGCGCGGCGTGACGTTAATGTGGTCGGTGACTTGTTCGGCATTCGGCACAACACCCGTCATGCCGTAGACGTAGAACGTCGAGTTGTCCTCCGGCACGTTATCTTCGCGGCGCAAGCCGACGTAGATGTTGTCTGTCCCGGTTGAGCCGGGGCCGCGCAGGACGATGTCTGTGTCGTTCGGGTTGCCGCTGTTAGAGTCGTCCGCGAGCCAAGCCGTAGTCCACTGATCGCTGGCCGCGACGAGAGTTGGGTCCGTTGTGAGAAAAGCTAGCAGCTTATCCCAAAGGTCAACGTGACTGGACGCAGTTCCTGTTTGGTAAGCGGTCATGAGAGAGCCTTTTTAATGCTGCGCTTGTTCGCTTGCATGAAATTTACGATTGCGGTCTGACCCGCGCGAGTCGAGAGGCCCTGAGAGACAAAGTCTCCGGGGTCGATCGTGTTTACCACCGTCACATCTGTTTTGCCAGCGCCCCCGCCGTTGTTGCGGTGCCGGGGGTCGGTTTCTGTCAGAACCTCTTCGCCGCGCTCCAAGATGGCGGGGACTTCGTTGCTGCGCAAGCCGGGGCCGCCGCCGCCGTGGTAGCGGTGTGCGTTTCGAAACACTGAAGCCGGAACCGCCCGAAGGCGGGCCGGTTCGCCAGCAATACCCCCTTCGTGCGCGACTTGCGCGGGTGAACCAGGGATAACCCCGCCGAGCCCCAGGAAACCGAGCGTTGATTGGATCGCCTTAAGGATAAGCGCCTGAATGATCATCTGCGCGATCTGGCGCAGGAAGTCAGCCGCGAACTGCCGGAAGGCGTTCGCCACCCCTTCGATCGCATCGCCCCAAGAGCTTGTGCCGGCGATGGCTTGCGCAATCGCATCAAGCGCCCCAAACACCGCGTTCGGGAGATCGCGCTCTAGGACTTCGACGATTTGGTCAAGCGTGATAAGGGCGGGCTGTATAATCTGTTCGTCGGCGCCGCGTGCGTCGCGAGCTTCTTCCGCTGCGTCCTTGTCGCCGAGCTGAATCGCCAGTTCTTCGGCAGCCACGGACGCATCGATAAGCTGAGTCGTAAGCTGCTCGACTTTCGCGCGCTGCGCTTCGATCGCTTCGGCGCCGGCGAAATTGTTGATCAACTCGTTGAGACGTTCTTGAGCCTCGATACGATCTTGTTCCAGATCGCGCAGTTCTTCGAGTTGATCGTTCAGACGATCGCCCGCGTCTTCGCGTTCGAGAATTTGTCCGGTGATCTCCGCCCACAGGCGGCCTTCTTCGGTAAGAAGATCGATGTTCTGCCGTCGAGCTTCCCGTTCCAAACGCTCTTGTACGGAAATCGCTTCGCCGCGCAACTCGCGCAAACGGAACGTTTGCTCCTCAATGTCCGCGCGAACGCGCTCCGCTTGGATCGCGTCAAACGTCGCTCCGACGCTTTCCGTGATTGCGTCGCGCTGTTGTTGCGTCAGTTCGAGGCGGACCGCCCTAGCTTCGTTCTCCGCTTCGTAAAGAGCCTGTAGGACTTCTTGTTGTCGAGCCGTCTGCCCAATCAGGCTGACTTCGAATTGCCGGTCACGGATAGTTTGTTCAAGCTCTTCACGGAAACGACGCTGTTCTTCCGCCAGCCGTTGCGCATCCGTCCGTCGCCCACGGCGATCTTGCCGCGCACGATCCGCGAGGATGTCATTGATAGCGCGCTCCGCGCGCGCTTGATCTTCGGTGCCGGCAGACAGTTCACGCAATTGAGCGATGCGCCGATCTTGGGCGTTCCGTTCGTTTTCCCGCCTGATCGTCGGGGCTTCTTCTTCAAGCTCGCGCAGAAGATCGGCGCGTTGCTGCGCGCGGACTTCGTTCTCAGACAGCGCAGAGTTTAGCGCTTCTACTTCACCCGTAGCTTCGTTGAAGCGCAAGCCGACGCGCTTGATCGCGTCTTCCAGATTGGGGAACGTCTTAGCGCCCAAGCGATCGGCCGTAACCGCAAGTTCGGCCGTAGCACGCTCGCCTTCCGAAGCCGCCTGAGTAGTGCGGATCAATTGCGCGATGTAGTTTTGCAGCGGCGCGTCGTCGATCGATTCGAAAAGTTCGTTCAGTTCTCGCCGGTACTCGAAGGTGGTGAGGCGCCCGGCTGAGTATTCCCGAGACAAAGCGGCGACTTGGTTCTTGGCTTCTTCATTCGAAACATCGAGCCGGCGCAGAGAGTCGGACATATCGTCCACTTCCGCACGCGCTTCCACAACCGACTGCGCCGTTTCGATGAAGGAAGCGTTAAAGATCGCCAACACTTCTGCGTTGCTTGCGTCAACTGCCGCACGATTGAATTCACGAGCTTCGTCGGCGGCGGCTTTCGATTCAACTTGGAACTGTTCGAGCAAACGATTCGTGTCAAACAGCGATTGGTTCATCTCGTCTACGTCCGAAGCGGCGCCGACGAAAAGACTGCCGATAGCGAAAGTGGCGGCCGTCACAACGGCGAGCGGAGCCAACGCACGGCCGACAGTCAGAAGGGCCGTACCCGCTGCGCGGGCTGAAGCCGCAAGAGCGGCGAGACGCGCCTGCATAACCGCCGTGCCGCTTGCCCCTGCGACAACGGCAGCCGAATACGCTTGGAAGGATCGAATAAGCCCAACCGTAGCAACTGCCAGATTGGAAGTCGCAGCCGACAGAACGCCACGCGCAGCGGCGGCTTGCGTGTCTGTAGCGATGCCGGCCGCTGTTGCTTGTTGCGCCAAGACTAAGCGGGCTATCAGCGCCGAGAACGAAGCGGTAAGGCTTAGAACAAATTGCGCCGCTTTAATCGAAACGAAAAGCTGAAGAGCCAACGCGAATTCGTCAATAAAATCCGTTGCCGCGATCAAGATATCGACGAACGTGCCGAGCGCGGCGCCCAGCTTGAGGAAGAATTCTTGGCCCTCTTCCGAATTGAACTTCTCCACGAGATCGTCGAGCGCCCGACCGAGAGCGTCGGCAAACCCGCCTTGCGCGACCGTCGCTTGCGCGCGGGTTAGCGCGTTGCCGAAACGGCCGAGACCGGCGTTCAGGGATTCTATCGCCGTAGGCAAACCGCCGCTAAACTCTTGGCGCAGAGCGCGGGCGAAGTTGAGAAGATTGGTTTCGTTCGCTACAAGCTGACCCGTGCTGATAAGACGAATAGCTTCAGCCGTGGATACACCCAAGCTCTCAGCGAACAAACCGAGCGCGCCGGGAAGTCGGTCACCCAACTGTTGACGCAGTTCTTCAAGAGAGAACGCGCCTTTCGAAATGATTTGAGTAAAGGCGTTGTAAGTGCCTTGAGTCTGTTCAACCGTGAGGCCGAGAACGCGCGCAGTTTCCGCAATGGAGGAGAAAATCTCCCGCGTTGCTTCTGTCGAAATGTTAGCCTGCCGCCCGGCAGCCGCGAACTTACCAAACTCCTGCGCCAGCGAGACGTAGGATATGCCGAGTCGATCGGCTTCACCGCGAACGAAGCGCAGTGCGTTGCCGGCGAGGACGGCGTCGCCGCCGGTCGCCGCAAGCGTGGCCGCCGCCGCGCGTTCAAGATCAGTGAAGACCTTGACTACGCTTTGAAGCTGAATGATCGCAGCATAAACACCGGCAAACTGTACGGTTAGGCTAAGCAGTTCGCCGCGCACGCGCTTGGAAATCTGTCCGAGCGAACGAATACCATTGCCGAAAACAGCGGTGCCTTGGTTCGCTTGTGTGGCCGCAACGCGAGTGCGCTCAAACGATTGGGCGAGGTTAACGTTAACACCCGTAAGCGAACGAATGGCCCGCTCGAACCCCGCAATGCGCTGGGTTTGCAGCGCTTCGGCGAGCGCTTGTTGCTGGCGCTTATAGGCGGCGGATGCTTGATCCGCGTTAGCTTTAGCGATGAGGAAAGAGCGGGCCAGAGAGTCGGACGGCGCCGTCGCCGCGCGCATGGCTTGCCCTAGCCGATCGACTTCCGCTTGGGCTCGCAGGAACGCGTCACGAGCGCCGTTAACTGCCAACTCTTGTTGGCGCAACGTCTTAACGGTTTGGGCCGCTTCACCAGAGCTGCCGAGAGAGCGCTGCCGCTGTAGCGCGGCGTTAAGTTCGTTAATCTCTTGGGCGGCGCGGGACGACGCTTCAGCGATAGCTTTTTCGTCTGCGGCCAGCCCGCCGAGAGCGCGCGAGGCCACGTCAGTAGCGCTCTTCAGTTCCGCATACGCAGCATTCGCTTCGTCAAGCCGACGCGACTGTTCGAGAGTCGTTTGCGCCGAGCGATCGAACTGTCGGTTAAGGTTGACGAGATTGCGTTCGGCAGCTTTCAGTTCGCGACTGAGGGAGTTGTAAGCCTGTTGAGCGGAAGCCACTCGGGCGCGTTGCTGCGCAAGCTCGTCGCGATTGGCGACTTGAGCCTGCGTCAATCGGATCAATTCATTCTGTTGGTCCCGGATCGATTCACGCAGCGTTTCGCTAGCTTGTCCGCCCTGACGGTACGCTGCAATGAGGAGACGATAGCGCGCGGCAGCTTGCCCGACTTCCGCAGCGAGAGCGCGTTGAGACTGAACCGTAGCGTCGGTTTCGGCTTTCTGCGCCGCGAGCGCCGCTTCCGCCTGCCGGAATTCGTTCTGGATTTCCTGGACGGCGGTAGCGGCCTGAGACGCGGAAACCGAGAGTTGCGTGAATTCCGCCCGGCTGCCGGCGACGCGGGCTTCCAGCGCCTGAAGCGCGGCGCCCGCTTGTTGGAATTGAGACGCCAGTTTCGCGAAGCTGTCGAGCTGCGCCGACTTGGCCTCAAGGCCGGCGATTTCCGTTTCCAGTTCCCCGACAAGCCCGCTCGTTTTCGAGGCAGCTTGACCGGCTTTTGCTTGAGACGCCGAGAAACGGTCCAGGGCGCCGGACACATTGTCGAGCGCCTTGCGGGCGTTGTCGCGGGCTGTGATGACTAGCTCGGCTTCCCGGCGGGCCATGCTTAATCCTCTTGAAGCGATTTAATCAGGGCGCGAAAAGCCTTCTGCCCCTTCCTATCGAGGACAGATATAATAGCGCCCTGGATCAAAATCGCCTCGGTTATAAGCCGGGAGTTAGCGCGGCGACGCACCCGCTTGGCTTCGGCTAACAGGTGCGTCAGCGGCCAGTGCGCGGCTTCCGGGCGTCCGTGCTCGCAAACGAGGCTTTGGGCCTCGCGGATGCTCTCAAGCCACTCTCTTAGTTGACGCTCGGCGGGGAGGTATCGGGAGCCTTTTTGTCCTTGTTCAGCAGTCGCATCTTTTCCCGAAGGCCCCCGGCGATGCGTTTTACGGCGGCCATCGTCTCCCCCAGGGAGGCATCCTCGAAAGTCAGCTCGACGGCCGCTTCGAGAATCGCGAGCTGCGCGTAGGCGGGGAGCCGGCCGGCGACCTCCCGGCCCTCGTCGTTATACTCGTTGACCGAGTGGGCGATGATGTCCTTCAGTGCTTCCGGCGCCGTGGCGGCGAGGATCGTGAACAGGAAGCCCACGTCAAGGCCGGCTTGACGGTTGAAGCCCTCCGGGTAGTGCTTGTTCACGATGTCGAAAATGAGATCGCCGTAGGTGGCGACGACTGCGAGGATTTCCGTACCCGAGAGGCCCCGGACGGTGATCGTGTCTTCGCCGATCTCGACGGGGAGGGTGCGGAATTTTAGGTCTCTAAGCTTAGCCATTTTCATCTTTCTTTGCCGGTACGAACTTGTACGCCTGAGAGCCGCTTGCCCACTTTTGGTTTCCACGAGGAACCCGAACCCAGTTCTGATCGAACGCTTCAACAAGCTCCGGGATTACGTGAACCCAGGCGATCAGCTCGGTTTTGCCTTTGACTGCACCTTCCAGGTCGCGGCTCTTTCCCCCTGAATACGTCGGGAGGCGGGCTCCGTCAACTGTATATGTAGGACGGTGCGAAACGCCCGCCACTTGCCAGCCCGAGCATTGGTAGACGTACCCGGTGTGCCCCTGCCCTGAATCGCTGTAGGTCAGCAAAGTCGGCCAGCGGGTTCGGTCTATGCCGTGCTTCATTTGCCACAGGAGCGGCTTGGAGACGTGCTTGAGACGGCGTTGGTCTTTGGGTAAGGCGCACATGCGCGTCAAAGCGAGAACGCCGTGCGGAGCGGAGCCCCCGTAGAGCTGCGCAGGGCCGGGAGGGGGTGGGCCCCAAGTATAGGCGGCAACGACTTTACCGTCTTCCCAAACGGTGAAAACGTAGGTTGGCATTTTCGGGCAAGAGGCGTAGCCGTGATGAGAGACGATAAGTTCGGCGGCTTCTTTTAGATGGCCTTGGCGGATATCGAATCGCGGTGCGCTGAGGGCGTGGTCAAAGCGGTTACCTTTTTTACTGTTCTGTTCGGGAGTGAGATACTGTAGGTTCGTGTGCACGTGCAAACCCGAAACGCTATCACCTTGAAGCGGAATAACGTGGTCTACTCTATTTTTTGCGTGGTAAGCGGCGTTTTTCTCTCGGTATTCGCCTTTCTTACGTTGGTACCTTTCACGCTCGTAAGCCCGTATTTGCGGTTTGTTCCTTCGGTACCGAGATGACGTACACGCTACGCAACCCCCGTGAACGTAATACTCGAAATGCCCGTTTTTACACGGTTTTTGCCGCATATATTTGTTTTGTCCTGAGGCGAGGGCCTGTTGGCGGGGCGACATGGTTTCCGATTATACGCAAAAGCTGTGCCGCAGACAAGCGAAAGGGCGGCCCCCGAAGAAACCGCCCTCTCACCGGCTTCCACCCCGGATTAGAACAGCGCCGCGTCGTCCACGTAGGCCGCCGCGCGATCGGTGCGCTTGAGGATTTCGACATTAAAAGGAATAGTCAACCAATCGCTTTCGGCCTTGAGGGCGTAATCGCCGTTCGGCGAGATCGTCACATACGGGAAGTAGTAGGTAACGTTATCGCCGCGCGCGTTGTTCGTGATGTAGCGCAGAGCGCCCGTCACAGCCGTAGAGCCGGAAAGCACACGCTCGTAGGTGCGGGCCTTCACGATGTACTGGACGATGATATCCGTGCCATCGGCGATGGCGCCGCCCGGCTTGATCCAGAGACGACCGTGCCGGTAATCCATCACGTAGTCGGTGCCTTCGATGTATTCGACGCCGCCCAGCGTGTTCGAATCGTTCTCGACAACCTTAAAGGCGCCGGCCGAGTTCGAGTCGGTGGTGGCGCCGACGATGTTTCGCGCGCCGGAGGGACGGGACGCCGTGATGCCAAGTTGGTAGTAATAGCCTTGCTGAACGTCGTTGAATTCTTCCGTCGCCGCGCCGCCCGCGTCCACGACGCTTTCCTTGGAGCCGAAGAAGAACAGAGCAACGTTGTCGAGATTGATGTTGTCGGTCGTGAACGAGCCCGAGCGGGACACTTCGAGAGAGATAGAGGCGTCCTTCTCGCGGACACCGGCTTCGGCGGAGAAGTGGTCAAGCTTCTCTTCTTCGAGCGAAATGGTAAATTCGGGCGTGTTGCCGAAATAGAGTTCGCCCGCGAGGGCGTAGGTCGTCTCGTTGGTCATCCGGGCGAAATACAGTTCGCCGCGCCCAAGGACGTAGTTGTTGGTTTCGCCATTAGCCATAATCGAAACTCCCAGGTTAGGCCGCGCCTGAACACCTTAAGGTAAATAGGGCGCAGCCCGCTTAGAGGTAAGGGGTACGCAGGTTTTCCGCGATACGGATGGTCAGGAGGAGCCAGAAATAGGAATGCTGAGACGAGTTTTCATCGGGCGGCCGGATCACCGGGGAACCGATGGAAATGGAGTCCACGACCGGCTTGCCGTTTTGGAGCACCCCGAGAAGCCCCTGCGCAGGGTCTAGGAGCGGCCCAGACGCTTGAGAGGGGTGGAGGCGGGCTTTGTCCCGCTCCGCCGCCAGCGCCGCCACAACGTCCGCTGCGAGATGATACGCGGGATCAGTGGGGTTGACGCGATCCGGCTCGGCGAAACCCTGCACGAGCAGGTTCCAGTCGTACAGGGACAGAGCCCCCCGCCGGGTCTCGATAATCGCCTCTTCAGGCTGGGGGGCTTCCAGGATTGAGACGCACGGAACGGGGTCGTCAGCGCCGAAGAACAGCCGACCCCGAAAGACGCGGCCGGCAAGCGTGTGCCGGTAGCCGCTGGCGCTGTTGGAATCTTCGGTGACGGCTTCGAGTACGCCCGTCAGTGCGTTGAGGACCCGAAGGCGAACAGGGGTGTCAAAAGCCATTAGGCAAAAACCTTACTCAGACGAAGGAATTCTCGCTCGGCGCGCAATAAGATCAGCGGCTCTACCTCCACGAATACGCCTCGCGTCGCGGTCCTGTCAAGGAGCCCTTGGGCTAGGGACGGGCCGAACAGAAGCCACAGATCGCGGCCGACGCGGCGGGGCTTGTAGGCCGTACGGGGTTTGCGAGGAGAACGAATCGCGAACCCACCGTCCGCGAAATTCACGACGTTAGGCAGGGTGCGGACTCGGCCCGGCTTAACTTCGACGCGCGCTGTCCGGCCTTTCGAGCCGGTCTTGAACTGCGCCAGCGGCAGCGGATCGGAGGCCCCAGTCAGCCGCCCTTCGAGCGAGGCGCCGCCAGCGAAACGGATAGCGATACCGCCACCCGAGCCAGATACCTCGCTTCGAGGCAGGCGAATTTGCTGGCGGATGCGGCGGGAAGCTTCTGCCCGGCCGAAACGGAGCGCGGTGTTCACCGCGCGCGCTGCGTTCTTTCGAATGTCCGTTGTCTGGAAATCGAGCCGAAGCTGGCGAACGTTGGTGGCGGGCTTAAACTCGATCAATCGGGAACCGGCAATCCTGCCGCCTCTGCGTCGGTCAGGCGGGAAACTTCCGCCGTGACGGTGATGTTGTCGTGAGGGCGGACAAGATCAACGATATAAGCTTCGCCGGTCGCGACTGAGAACACGTTGCCGCGCTGAAGGGTAATCCCGGCTTCGGTGAGATCGGCGCGCAAAGCGATAATCTTCGGGACGAAGTCGTATTTCGTGGCCCATCCTTCGCCTTCCGGGTTCTCGCCGGTAAGGGCGATGCGATCGTGAACCCGAACATACAGCGTCGTAAGGCCGCCTTCGCTGTTCGAGTCTTCGGTGTAGGGGAGAGAGGCGATGTAATACGCCGCGACTTTAAACGTCTCGTGAACCGCCTGCCGGGCTGCGTCTCGCTGTTCGCGCCAACTCATGCTAATCCTCGCTCCCGAAGCCAGTTTATCTGCCACGCTTCCGCCGCTTCAGCGTCTTCACGGGTGTAATGGTTTCCTTTAGAAGAATTCCTGCCCGGTGTTAGATATTGGAGATTCGTGTGCACGTGCAAGCCTGAAACGATTCTCTTCCCGCCCCGACGCCCTTGAAGTGGGATTATGTGGTCTACCGTCATTCCGGGCGGGCAATTGACGTAAACGCGAGCGTTCGCTTCGTGGTCGGCCCACGGCGGGGTGCGTTCAATTTTAGCCGCACGGCGCTTGTTTTCAATCGCGGTGGCGCGGCCCCGATTCTGTTTTTTCCAAGTTTTGTTTCTGCGCTGGCTCTCCTCGCGCTTCGCGTCGTTAATTTGATACTCAGTTCGCCGTTTTTCCCGAAGTGCGGCGGCGTGGGCGGACCTCCACGCGGTTTGTTGTTTCTGGATTTTGCCCCGGTTTTCCCGGCCGTATCTTTTTTGGTAGGCGGCGCAACAAACAACACACGCGCCATTAGTGTATCGCTTATAGTGACCTGATTTACAGGGGCTTAGCGGGGTGTAAATAGACAAACCTAAACCGATAGCTTCCGCGCGGGTTAACCCTTCGGGGTTTTCCGCCCGCAGAGCGGCGTGTTTCTCTTCGCGAGATTTTCGGGTCTTTTCCGCGTTCAACGTATTTCGGTGCGCCTTTTTAACCGGGTCGCGTTTATAGCGGGCTTGGTATTCGGCCCTGCACGGTACGCACGCCCCCGTTGCCACGTGCCGCAGATTGCCGCGACAACGCTTGCACGGCGCATCTGCCGCGTAAACTTTCAACCCGAGAGCAACTGCATCCTTGCGCTTCATTTCCTTCTTGTACGCAAAATCTGCGCCAAAGAAAAGCCGGCGACGCTTTCACGCCGCCGGCTCTCCTAACTCACGGCTTCCAAATTAGAGGCCGGGGCTGTTGCTGTCGTCAACCGGAACAGCATTGGCGATACGAGCCGAGCGGTTCGGGTAGACGGGGATCGGAAGCGGAGCCGATTGCGTCATGATGAAGATGCCGGACGGGTCCGGTTGCATCCACATTTTCGGATACACGCTCATGGCCTGAAGGTTCGCTTCGTGATCCATGATCGCACCGAAAGCCATGACGCCGCCCGGATCGGCGCCGGTGAACACGACATCGCCCTGACGCATGAAGAACACTTGGTTCCCGTTGGCGTCTTCATAGAAGTCCTGGTTCAGCCAGAGTTCGATGCCTTCACCCAGGAGGCCAAGGAAACGAACGTTGGAGTTCCGGTCCACTTGCACGATGCCGCGCTCGATATCGACGTTCGAACGCTTGTAGTTCAGGTCCATCAAGTCCTTGAGCTTCGTGTTGTTGCGGATTTTCTTCCACACGGAGCCGCCGATGTCGATACGGACGCAGGCGCCGCCGAACTCGGCTTCGCGCATACGGTCGCACATTTGCTCGATTTCGAGCACGACATCATAAGTATCGGTCCAGTAGTTCGACGTTTTCGTGACGGTGAGGTTGCTGGCGCGACCGAAGTCCACAAGCTGATCGTCGCCGTCCTCGTACTCGACGAGAACCTTGCCGTAAATGTGAGCTTGGGCGCACATCTGCTCCCAACGGCGCTCGATAATGGCACGATGCCATGCCATCACTTCAGCGACTTCCGCGTCCCGGTTTTGCTCCGGGGTGCGCGGGGCGTCCGACAGAAGATCGCCCGAGCGACGCGAGAATTGCTCGCCGGCCCAAACCGCATCCTTCGGCTTGATATACGCCGGACGGTAGGTCTCAACGCGCGAGCCGTTGCGGGTCCACGTCGCGACGCCGGTGCGAGTCGGATGCACGAAGGGGGCGACACGACGCCGGCCCGTGATCTTCTCGAACACGATGTCTTGGGTCGTGAAGTTCTGCACATTGGATGCAAAACCGCCAAGCTGCATGAACGTCCGCGACGGAGCTTCCAGGCGAGCGTCGCGATAGACCGCCAGAAGGGTGCGTGGATCAAGAATAGTGACCATTAAGGTTCCCCCTTACGTCAGTTCAGTGGGCGTAGCGGTGCCCGGTTGGTCAACCGTGATACCCGTACCTGTTTGGGCGAGGCGGTTGCGCAGCAGAGCGAGCGTCCAGCCGGCACCTTTCGTAATGGCATCGTAATTGAAGCCGCCATCGATGTAGTAGGTGACGCCTTCGACGCCGGCCGCACCACCGGCAGAGTTCGAGGAGACGAACGCAGAGTTCGAGTCTTCGACCGCGACCGCGCGGGTCGTGATGCCGACAGGGTTTTGCGAGCCGTCCGTCGCCGTAGCGGAAGAGAGCACCAGCATGTTCGTCTCGGTCACGATGCCGACGAGCGAATACGCCGCGAGATCGGTAGCCGTCAGACCTTCAGACACGCGCGTCGGCGCGGGGCCGCCCGCCAGAAGCAGATTCGGAGGGGTGAAGACTTCGCTTTCGCCGAAAGCCACACCCGGAACATAGTTGCCAAGGACAGTCATTCAGGTGCTCCCTTACTTCGCCTTCGCGAAACGCGAGTTGGAGATGATGCGCGCAGCGATAGTTTGCGGCGAATTGTCGTCTTCCTGCTTTTCCTCTTCTTGCGCCTTTACGCCAGTGGCGCCGATCGCGGCCATGACTTTGGCGAAGAGGTTATCTTCGGACTCGGCTTTGGCCTTGGCTTCCGGCTCGGCCTTGGCTTCCGCCGGGAAAGACTTGAGCAGATTGACGGCAGCTTCGACCGTCATGTCGGTCTGAAGCGCCAAAGCGCGGGCCTGCGCCGGGCGGGTCTTAGCCTCTTCGCTGTCCATGATGGCGGCGATTCGGGTGCGCTCGGCGCGGGTTGCTTCATTTACGTCCATCGATGAGCCTCCACTAGAAGTCTGACGGGGCCAAAAATCGACTTCAGACATAATCGAGTCAACCAGATTGGCCCGGAGCCCTTCTTCGGCTGAATAAAGCGCCGCTTCAGTGCCCCTAACGATTTCTTCGGCCAGCTCCCGGCCTTCGGAAACCGCCCTCACAAAAGCCACGTAGTCATCCTCAACCTCTTTTGTAAGGGTCTTAAGCGCGAGTTCGGAGAGAGGTTCGTAGGGGTTCCCATCCTTTTTGTGCGCTCCGGCGTAAATGAGGGTGACGTTGAGCCCGGCCTGCTCATAAGCTTTCGAGGCGTCGATATGGCGCAGGATAACTCCAATCGACCCCACGCCCGCCGACGGGGAGACCGTGATCTTGTCCGTTTGGGAGGCCAGTAGATAGGCGGCAGAATACCCCAGGCCCGAAATATAGGCTTCCACGGGTTTGCTGGCCTTGGCGATCATGTCCGCCGTTTCGAAGGCGCCCATGACCATACCGCCGGGGGAATCGATATCCAGAACGATCTTCTTGACCGTCCCGTCGCTCTTGGCCCGATTCAAGGCGCGTTGGATGTAGGTGTAGCCTGTCGCCCAGCCGGAGAGGGTATAAGAAAAGCCGTGCACCAGGACGCCGGAAACCGGGATCGTCAG